TTATCTCGTCACCTTTCTCAATTGTGCTTCAGCGTAAGATTCCTCCTGCCAGCACTTTGTAACCAGTTTATCAATGACATTTGCATATCCTTTATACCACTGATAATCACTCAGGTCCGGTACCAGCTTCTGGACATGATGCCGCGCCAGTGTGGTTGGTAAACGACTAAACCGTTTTCCATTGCAACGCCCACAAATCTTATAAACAGGTGTGCCATGAAGCCGGGTCCTTTTTTCATCCAGGACAATACCTTTACCCTTACACCCTCTGCACGCTGTGCTGACTTCTCCCTTACCATGGCAATGCTGACATAGTTCCTTCACCCACTCTTCTTTGATAACAGATTCCCCGCTTCTGGAGTGTTTCACCACTTCGCGCAATACATTATGAAATCCAGTACCAGCACAATGCTCACAACGAGCCTTACTTGCCGCAGACCTGGAATAATCAGCAAAGGCAAAATTCACAAGGTAAGGAATAATCTGTAGCCGGGTTTCTTCACTCAATTTATTCAATGTCGGGTTATCCAGTGCCATCGCGTAATTGAGCAGACCTTCAATCGCAAACTGAGGATCCTGAACACCAACTTTTGCCAGGAATAAGGCAAACCCAAGCGGTGCTTTCGATTGCACCATCCCCTGCGCAGCCATCACATCCGTAATCGTTAAACCACCAGAGCCTGTCGCCGGTGCGTCATCACTCAATTTTGGAGATTTTGGGGAGTAATATTTTGGTAAGGCTTCAAGGTTCATGCTCGTTCTCCACTTACGCCAGTACGCCTATTGCCAGCGCACGATCGATAAAACGAAATATCAGCTCCAGCTGGGAGCCATACTTCTCTTCAAATGCCACGGTATCCGCATGCAGCTCGTCGTGATGCTTTCTGCACAAAGGCAACACAAAAAGGTCATGCGCTTTTGTACCCATTCCCCCCTGACCGTGGCCTATCAGGTGGTGGGGATCATCAGCAGGTTTTCCACAACATGCGCACGGCTGCGTCTTAACCCAGCGCGTGTACTTTTCATTAACCCAGCGGTGACGTTTTGGGCGTAACATAAAAGACTCCGGCGACTCCGGATCCACTTTCAGCGCCAGCACCTTTTTCGCCTTATCCTGGATGATGCTGGTGGCAGGAACCGAAGGCACAAGGTCACTTTCCCGGGTAACAGACGGCACAACAGGCTTCGGTAATCTCAGTGCCTTACGGGCTGCACTTTCCGGTAAGGCATCCGCCAGATCATTACGAATCAGCCACCAGCACAGTTCCTGCATTGTCACAACATGACTGTCATCAAAACCGAGATCCCGACGCACAACAGACAACACCCAGCGGGCACAGTTATCCGTTGCCATTGATTCCAGCCGTTCCGTGAACTGATCGCGCAGCTGGTTATCGCAGTGCCAGCACAGACGGATTGCGCCCGGAGCGTGTCGCATTGTTGTCATATTCTCGCTGTGCCAGTCGGAATGAGGCCACTGGCAGCCTTTTTCACGAAGTAACCAGCTTTCAAGACATTCCACGCCACCAGCACGACGGATCACTGCCTCATTGCGGAACACGGCCCGAACGGCAGGATCATCCGCCAGCGGTTGTGATGCCGCCGGAACGGCACCACTGGCGAAAGATGAATAACGTTCCGGCTCAGGCTCCAGCAGGACACGCCCCTGCATAAACAAGGGCATCAGCTCTGAACCTGGTCTGAACAATACGATCCCCATACGCGGGGCAATTTCAGGGGTCAGTAGTGCTCTCACGGTCACCTCAATGAACGGTATCGAGCAGCTTTAACAGCTCAGGGAATCGGGATTCGAAGAAATGCGGCTGCGTCTCGCGCGGATTTGCAGGACTGGTGATGTTCTTGCCGAACATGCAGCCTTTCGCGGTCAGCGACCAGAATTTTTTGATGTTGTTAATCGCGGTACGACTGTATCGTTCGCGTTGTTCAACGATCCCCAGCTTCGCCATCTGGTGATATGCCTGATTAGCCGTCAGGCGGATACCATACTGCTTCAGCAGTGCACTCAGCGACAGCGTAGGGCGGCTTGAACCATCTGGCGCATCAGCAGGTGCATCAATGGCATAGATCGGCATAAGTTCAGGAAGACCAGCTACCTTTGATAATTTCTGGTATGCACCAAGTTTCGAGGAGTTTGACAGATTTAGAGTCTTTGCTGCTGATTCAAGCAGAATGACCCCGGATTTAATTTTGTCGGATGTGGTTTCTTCTGGTGATGAATTATGAAGCGCATCAAAAGTACGTATCACTTTTAAGCTGAATGCCGGGCTGATCCACATTGCATATGCATAGACCAGCTCTTTACAGACATACGTCCCACCATTGCGCCCCTGAATGGTGATGACAGGAATACTACGGGAATCTCCCGTAGTTTCTTCTTCCAATAATTCCACAAGAGCCTTCGTTTCAGGACGACGCATAAACTCGTGAACTTCCAGCGAACGGGAGGAGCGATTCTCACCAGCGGCAAGAAGAGCAGCTTTCTGAAGGTCGTTAAGACAGTAGTTAGATTCGAAGTACTGGCGCACAGAAACGCCATCAATTACAAGCAACTGATTCATTGGTTTCTCCACAAATTTTTATCCACGAGCGGGACTGCACTCCCTTTTCGTTGATGCAGGATGAACTTACTGCGATTTTTAATAGTTATCAAGGATACACTGTTCATAAATACAGTATCTTTAACGAGGTAATACCCAAATTTAGGGTGTTGCTCAATTCCGTTACCGAGTTGCTAATTTGCAACTCGCTTTTTCGTACTTACTGATAGTGATCTCGACCTTCCCCTCCGGGATAACCGGTCCCCACTCCACCAGCATTCTTTTCACCTGACTGTCGTCTTCCCACACACCCGCGTGGGTCAGGGCGTCAAACAGCGCCTTGTTATAGTTGTCCAGATCGCGGATCCGGTTATCCGGAGGAAACAACACGATCTCCACTGAAGCAGGTGCCGACGTTGGTTTTGGCAGACGACGTAACTGCTCAACTATTGCTGCACACGCCGCGCTCTGGAATTTTCGCCCCGCCGCGCTTATCAGGCTCTTACCAGCAAACGCCCCTTTGTTGGGGTGTCGCCAGTACGTGTTCACGCTGGGCGGAAAAGGCAGGATCAGCTTCATACTTTCAGGCCCCTCTCATGTAACCAGTGGGCTGCACGCAGCCTGGCGTTTTCCTCACCGGCAAGCAGTGAGCGGATAATCCCGACCGCCTCGCTGTCGTCGTCCTTCACCACGGTATGAAGCGTGATCCCCCGGGCCACACCACGCTTTATCGTGATGACGCCTTTTTTCTCCAGTGCGCGAAGATGCTCCACCGCTGCATTCACTGAACGGTATCCCAGCATGGTTGCCACCTCCTGATTGGTTGGCGGGAAGCCACGTTCTTTCTGATAAGAAATCAGCATATCCAGCACCTGCTGCTGGCATTGAGTTAAAGTCGTCATGCCGCCATCTCCCTGACCAGTTTTTCCGCCTGCTGGCGAACCTGCGCCAGAAACGCCTCACCACATGCCTCAAGTTCATCGCGCCCGATGTAGCTGATTGCCGGTCCCTTCCAGGTCTTGTCGAAAACAGCAATAGCACCAGCGAAGAAAGCGCCTGTCGGCACCTGCTTCTCATCTTTCGGGATAAACCAGGCAGGCAGTTCAAAACCAATACGCCCGCGAATAAAAGCAATATGATCTGCATCTTCCGGCCACCACACTTCGCTGGTGGCAGCTTTGATCAGGAAAACATAGCGCCCGCCTTTATCACGCATGGCACTGGCATGTTTCATGATGTAACGCATGCCGGTGATGTATTGCCCCTCATGCTGACTGGCGCGGCTGTATGGGGGATTACCAAAGGCAGCACCTTTAAGCTCCGCAAGACGTTCTGACCAGTCATGCGCCAGCGCGTTGTCTTCCGCCGTGTAATACGCGGTACATTTGGCGTTATCACCGTCAGTAAACAGATCCAGGACAAACGGGCCAAACAGGGTGTTAATTCCCCAGAAAATGTTATCCGGCGTGCGCCACTGATCGCCCACTTCCTTCAGTTCATGGGCTGGTTTGTTCCGCAGCTCCACCAGCTCCTGGCAATATTTATTACTCATTAAGCCCCCACGTAATTCCCTGACAGATACCACTCATCACCCGATACAGCGCGCTTGCTGCTTTTCCGTAAGCACCGCTCACGACGTGCCAGAAAATTGTTTCGTTCTGGCTGGGAGTGGCTTTCACGGAATGCCGCCATCCACACGGTTGCAGCACGACGGTATAAGCCCCTGGACTCCAGTTCTTCAGCCTGGCGGGTCAGGCACAAAATCACCCGGGGATCGTTAGTGCCGACATAGAAATTGCGCACAGGTCTGGTTTCACGAACTGGTTGTGGTTCCGGCTCCTGCGCTCTCTCAGTCAGGCGCGGGAAATGTCTGCGTGTATATCCTTCACAACGGTGAGCCACACGCCCACTCTGACGTAACTTGCTTGCAGACTGCAGAACGCGCTGCCGTGAGTAACCTGCAAAAGCATCCGCAATGTCTCCGGAAGTACACCCCGGATGGGCTTCAATGAATTTCTGAACTTCATTCAAAAGACTCATGATTATCCCCTGAATCCTGCCGGGATCTGGCTGTAGTCCACGTTGTCGTAACTGGCTTTGAAGTACGGGTCCTCGCGTCTGGCTGCAGATACCGCAGGAACTTCCCAGGATTCTTCGAAATGACGATCCGGACCAAAGAACGTGACAGCCTGTTTCACAAATTGTGTGCCGCTGTTACCCATCGCAGATACCCAGCCCGCGTAGCGTTTCACACCTTCCAGCATGGTTTCGGGTTTTACCCCCTCATTCAAACGGGCTTTCCAGGCTTTGAAGGCTGCAGATTTTGAATTGCCACCAGCACGTTTGGGGTATGCCAGCCATGCCTGCTCAAACTCCGGAGAGTATTCCGGTCGGTTTGAACGAACTCGCACAGACTCATCAGCAGATGCACCAACAGCTATTGGTTCATTGACTGGTTCTTTGACTGGTTCAAAAGAGTGACTGGTTCTGGGTGAATCTCCTGCACCACCCCCTGGTGCAACTCCTGCACTACCTGGTGAATTTGCTGCACCAGATAGTGAATTATTTGCACTACCCCCTAGTGAATCTCCTGCACCATCAAGATGAAGGAGATAGATATTACTTGAGTTACCTTTTTCACCTTTCCGGGTGACTTTTTTTACCAGCCCGGAATCACAAAGGGCCGCAATATGATTCATCACAGAACGTTTGCTAATCTCGCACTGGTCAGCAATATGCTGGTAGCTGGGCCAGCACTCACCCTGATCGCTGGCATTATCAGCCAGCTTGATCAGAACCAGTTTTCGCAATGGATTACCCACTCGAATTTTCATCGCTTTAACCATCAGCTCCATACTCATGCTGCACCTCCGAGATGCTTCATGTTTTTTCCGGAGCAAAAGGCTATAAGCGGCATACTGATGCGGTAATTACGGCCCAGCGGTTCACAAATCACCTTCTGACATTCACGGTCAACCAGGCTAACACGTAGAACATGCCCTGCAGGCGTGGTGTACCACTGCCCAACTGTAGGAATTGATGTTTTTTTACGCTGAAGCAAACGGCAAATATTGAGGATCAACGGATTAAGCATGACGATGCCCTCCGCTGATATTCAGGAGACGGTGAATATGAAAATTAGCCTTATCCGCCAGACGAATACGTTCAGCCTGCAAGTTAAGAAGGGTTTCTACCAAAACCTGATGCGCCTGCGGATCCGAAAGAGTTACCTTGCGCAGAGCACGTAGTGCAGTTGTTACATAACTGAGTTTATGTAAGTCTTCATCATTCAGACGAGTGAGGGCTGGGACAGTAGCCATGATGGCAGCCTCCGATAACAGTGAATTACCTTCACCACCGGAAACGCCAATTTCGCTGGTGGTGAACTGAACGGGGTTGGCGTAACCGGCGTTATCGGAAACCGGCGCACCTTTCGGTGCCCCCGTCCAGCCCACCATAATTTGGGTGTGCACAGACGCAGACGATAAAAAAGACGCTGGCGCGTCATATATCGCCGATAACATTTCCAGGACGCCAATCCCGTCACCCGCTTTATAAGGTGCCTGAACAGTGTAACGTCCCGGAATGGCAGAATCAATGTGCTGGTGGTCCTTCACACTCAACAAAATCACGCCTGAATTTCCACAAAGGACTAAAGCACTCATGCGGGTAGTCTTTGCGAAGATAGATAACGCGCTGTGTTTCTGGTTCCCAACGAATAACATGGACATAAAGCCCTCTTCCGTCACGAAACCAGCGGTTAAGTTCCCGCACAACTCGCCCCCCACAGTCAGGTAAAGTTCTCTGTGGTTACTTACAGCCAGGTAATTTGGTAATCTGCATTCATGCCGTAACAACAGGTGTTCAGCGACACTGACCACCAGCTGTTGCGACAAACGGTTATTTGCCGTTAAACTGTTCATGCGTTAGTTTCTCCACAGACACAAAACGCCACGACGCCCGGAGCTGCACACTCGCGGGCGTCACTCTTTTCTGGAGCGCAAAAGATTTTGTAGACCAGTGCTGCATGCTCTTGGAGCTTCGAAATTGACAGATACAACTCATCATTAATTGCTGTCTGCTCGTGTGGCTCCACGACCCCATCTTCGATTGCCGAACGAATCTGCTTTGAGTAATTCCCGATCTGTTCGATGACTTCCAGCAGGCGCTGGTTTATATCGGCGTTCTCTACTTCCTCAATTTCAGGAAGCGATACGAACACCCCACCAGCAGACTGTGCGACAGCATCCGCAATGTAGTGAGTGCCAGCCGCGCGCTGTAAAACCATTGCCCATCCCAGCGGGAAAATCTGATCGCCATCGGCACGAAGGCGGTTAAATAATGCGTTCTCTGTTACATCCAGCCAGTCAGCTGCTTCAGCGTAACCACCCGGCAACGCTGCGATAGTTTTTCTGACAGCTTTCACGTACCACTCAGGCTGTTTTTCTACTTTCCAGTGATACTTACCCACGGTTAGCCTCATCGTTCTGTGGTTAAAAATTGAAGGTGTTCTGTTAATCTTTCGGATAGATATCCGGTCTTAAGTCAGATTTCGTAATTGCACCTGACGTGCATTGCTCAAGTTTTTTCGCCAGCACAAAACTGGCTTTTTTATAACCATTGAAAACCAGCCGTAAGTAGCCAGGTGTTGAGCCAACTTTTCCGGCCAACTCGCCCTGCTGTTCTTTGGTTAAAGAGTCCCAATACGCTTTCATACAATATGTACCTCCGGTATACATATTACATGATTGAAATGAACCTTCAAGATACTTGTACCTTATCGGTACAAAGGTTTTAATTTCGTTATGAAAACAATCCATGACATCCGGCGGTCTAACGCCAGAAAACTGAGAGATGGTGTTGGCGGAAATTCATCCTTTGCCACCATGATTGATCGCGAGCCAACCCAAACCAGCAGGTTTATGGGGGATGGCGCTACTAAAAATATCGGTGACAGCATGGCACGGCACATCGAAAAATGTTTCGACCTGCCTGTCGGATGGCTTGATCAAGAACACCAGACAACGAACATCACAAAAAAACCTGATGTTTCAATCACTAACAAACAAATAACGTTAGTCCCTGTCATATCATGGGTACAGGCCGGAGCATGGAAAGAAGTTGGCTATTCTGAGGTTGATTTGAGCACAGCAGAAACGTATCCCTGCCCTGTACCCTGTGGCGAAATGACTTATATCTTGCGGGTGATTGGTGATTCAATGATTGATGAGTACCGCCCTGGAGACATGATTTTTGTTGATCCCGAAGTCCCTGCCTGCCACGGTGACGACGTTATTGCATTGATGCACGATACAGGCGAAACCACCTTCAAGCGATTGATAGAAGATGGAACACAGCGTTATCTCAAAGCATTAAACCCAAACTGGCCTGAGCCTTACATTAAGATTAACGGTAATTGCTCTATAATTGGTACAGTGATTTTCTCGGGAAAACCAAGAAGATACACAATAAAGGCCTAATCAATATTTATGAACCTGCTTCGGCAGGTTTTTTTATACTTGACAATGTACCCATGAGATACATAATGTATCCAAAAGAAACATGAGGCAGGCAAGATTCAAACAAAATTTGGTTGTAACACGGCGTATGGCACATGCGTCGTTAGCGGTCTGGGGACGTTAAAGGGGACAATCCACTTCTTGCTCGGGCAAACAAACCAGGTAGCCGGAATGTGCAAGTCAATGATGATGCTGATAAGACGCCTAACCAGCGTGGCGATCCGGTTTGACGCCTGGGAAGAGACCAGGGTGCAACGATGAGGGCATTTATGGAGCCGCGACAAAGTGTGGTGCCGTAACTGGCTAAGTGCTCTCAGCGTTGTGGTAATCCGCGAAATGGCGCGGCGGTAAGTATGGCGGGGTTACTCTTTCCCCGTTGAGGACACCGGATTGTCAGGTTGACCATACGCCTGAGTGACAACCCCACCACAACAGCCACTGCTTTGGCGGTACCAGTTTGTACACTTGCTTCCGGCTGGTACCGCTCTTTTTACAAAACAGAGAAGAGCATCACCGGACGACAGGCTCATAACCCAATCCATCCGGGCGGCTGCCACCGCAGGTGTTCTTCTCTGTTTTGTGGAGAAACCAACCGACCTTGCAGGGTCGATATGATGAGGAGCAGCAAAATGGCTAGCGAACGCAGTACTGATGTGCAGGCATTTATCGGGGAGCTGGACGGCGGCGTATTTGAAACCAAAATCGGCGCAGTTCTCAGTGAAGTCGCTTCCGGTGTGATGAACACGAAAACCAAAGGTAAGGTCTCACTCAACCTGGAAATCGAACCATTTGATGAGAACCGTGTGAAAATCAAACACAAACTCTCATATGTTCGCCCGACTAACCGCGGGAAAATTTCCGAAGAAGACACCACCGAAACGCCGATGTATGTCAATCGCGGTGGTCGCCTGACTATTCTGCAGGAAGACCAGGGACAATTACTGACTCTTGCCGGTGAACCTGACGGAAAACTACGCGCAGCAGGTCATTAATATCGTTCTTAATTAACTGATTATTTATCTCATCACTGAATATCTTTATATAGTGAGGACTTATTATGTCTCAGAACTTAGACGCAACCGCAATTAATCAAATCCATGCCCTTATTTCTGCTCAGGGTGTTAATGAAATTATCAGTAAGATTGGTGCCGATGCTGTGGCATTGCCTGAGAATTTCCGCATTCATGATCTGGAAAAATTTAATTTAAATCGCTTCCGTTTCCGTGGTGCGCTTTCCACTGCCAGCATCGATGACTTTACCCGTTATTCTAAAGATCTTGCAGATGAAGGCACCCGCTGCTTTATCGATGCTGATAATATGCGTGCCGTCAGTGTACTTAACCTGGGTACTATTGATGAACCAGGTCACGCAGATAACACCGCCACTCTCAAACTGAAAAAGACAGCACCGTTCTCTGCCCTGTTGTCTGTTAACGGCGAGCGTAACTCCCAGAAGTCACTGGCAGAATGGATTGAAGACTGGGCCGACTACCTTGTGGGCTTTGATGCTAATGGTGACACCATTCAGGCAACAAAAGCGGCTGCGGCAGTCCGTAAAATCACGATTGAAGCAAACCAGACCGCTGATTTTGAAGATAATGACTTCAGCGGCAAACGCTCCCTGATGGAATCTGTCGAAGCGAAGACCAAAGACATTATGCCAGTGGCATTTGAATTTAAATGCGTTCCGTTTGAAGGTCTGAAAGAACGTCCGTTTAAATTACGCCTCAGCATTATCACTGGCGATCGTCCTGTACTGGTTCTGCGCATTATTCAGCTGGAAGCGGTGCAGGAAGATATGGCTAACGAATTTCGTGATCTGCTTGTTGAGAAATTCAAAGACAGCAAAGTAGAAACCTTTATTGGTACTTTCACCGCCTGATTTCATTACTGCAAATGCCCCTGCGGGGGCATTTATGGAAACGTAATTAACTCAATAATCACCGGATGGTGAGGGCTTCCTTTTACCCAAACTCAGCGCGGTGCAGCGCATATACGTGGAGAACAAAATGTCATTTATTAAAACTTTTTCCGGGAAGCATTTTTATTATGACAAGATAAATAAAGACGACATCGTGATTAACGATATCGCGGTTTCCCTTTCAAATATCTGCCGCTTTGCCGGTCATCTTTCTCACTTCTACAGTGTCGCCCAACATGCGGTGCTTTGCAGCCAGCTGGTGCCGCAGGAATTTGCTTTTGAAGCGTTAATGCATGATGCAACAGAAGCGTATTGCCAGGATATTCCCGCTCCACTGAAACGCCTTCTTCCTGACTATAAACGGATGGAAGAAAAAATTGACGCCGTAATCCGTGAGAAATACGGGTTACCCCCAGTTATGAGTACGCCCGTGAAATATGCCGATCTTATCATGCTGGCAACCGAACGCCGCGATCTCGGGCTTGATGATGGCTCTTTCTGGCCTGTACTGGAAGGCATCCCGGCAACAGAGATGTTCAACGTGATTCCACTGGCACCGGGTCATGCCTACGGGATGTTTATGGAACGTTTTAACGATTTATCGGAGTTACGCAAATGCGCATGAATGTTTTCGAAATGGAAGGGTTTCTTCGCGGGAAATGTGTACCGCGAGATCTGAAAGTGAATGAAACAAATGCTGAGTACCTGTTACGTAAATTCGACGCGCTTGAAGCTAAATGTGCGGCACTGGAAAACAAAATAATACCAGTGTCAGCTGAACTGCCACCAGCAAATGAAAGTGTTCTGTTATTTGATGCTAATGGAGAAGGCTGGCTGATTGGCTGGCGTTCTCTCTGGTACACCTGGGGACAAAAAGAAACCGGAGAATGGCAGTGGACATTTCAGGTCGGGGACCTTGAAAACGTCAATATCACTCACTGGGCAGTAATGCCAAAAGCACCGGAGGCTGGAGCATAATGACCACATTTACCAATAAAGAACTGATTAAAGAAATCAAAGAACGAATCAGCAGCCTAGAGGTTCGAGACGATATTGAGCGCCGTGCTTATGAAATCGCACTCGTATCTCTGGAAGTAGAGCCAGATGAACGCGAAGCCTATGAATTATTCATGGAAAAGCGTTTCGGTGACTTAGTAGATCGTCGGAGAGCAAAAAACGGCGATAACGAATACATGGCATGGGATATGACTCTCGGTTGGATCGTCTGGCAGCAACGAGCTGTTATCCATTTTTCAACAATGACACAGCAAGAGGTGAAATAATGGAGCCATACAGCCTCACACTCGATGAGGCCTGTCAGTTTCTTCAGATATCCAGACCAACCGCCACCAACTGGATACGAACAGGCCGCCTACAGGCAACACGTAAAGATCCAACCAAGCCAAAATCTCCTTACCTCACAACACGGCAAGCCTGCATTGCGGCGCTTCAGTCTCCGCTGCATACTGTCCAGGTGAGCGCGGGTGATGGCATAACAGAGGAAAGAAAATGTCACTCTTCCGCAGAAATGAAATATGGTATGCCTCGTATTCGCTCCCGGGCGGGAAACGAATTAAGGAATCTCTTGGCACAAAGGACAAGCGGCAAGCTCAGGAGTTGCACGACAAGCGAAAAGCAGAACTCTGGCGAGTAGAAAAGCTAGGGGATTTACCTGATGTCACTTTTGAAGAGGCCTGCCTAAGATGGCTTGAGGAAAAGGCTGATAAAAAATCTCTCGATTCAGATAAAAGCCGGATTGAGTTCTGGCTTGAACATTTTGAGGGTATAAGGCTTAAAGATATCTCGGAGGCAAAGATTTACTCTGCTGTAAGCAGAATGCATAACAGAAAGACGAAAGAAATATGGAAACAGAAAGTTCGGGCCGCCATCAGGAAAGGTAAAGAACCGCCTGTTTATGAACCAAAGCCAGTATCAACTCAGACAAAGGCAAAGCATCTTGCCATGATAAAGGCCATTCTCCGTGCTGCAGAACGCGACTGGAAGTGGCTGGAAAAAGCGCCTGTCATCAAGATACCAGCGGTCAGAAACAAGCGAGTCAGATGGCTGGAAAAGGAGGAAGCAAAACGCCTTATTGATGAGTGCCCCGAACCACTGAAATCTGTCGTCAAGTTTGCGCTGGCAACTGGTCTGAGAAAGTCGAACATCATAAATCTGGAATGGCAACAAATCGACATGCAGCGACGAGTTGCCTGGGTGAATCCAGAAAAGAGCAAATCAAACCGCGCCATTGGTGTGGCGCTGAACGATACCGCCTGTAAAGTGTTGCGTGATCAAATAGGCAAGCATCACAAATGGGTGTTTGTACATACCAAGGCGGCTAAGCGAGCAGATGGAACATCAACGCCTGCGGTCAGGAAGATGCGCATCGACAGCAAGACATCATGGCTATCAGCTTGTCGTCGTGCAGGAATTGAAGATTTCCGTTTCCATGACCTCAGACACACCTGGGCAAGCTGGCTGATTCAGTCAGGCGTCCCATTATCAGTGCTTCAGGAAATGGGCGGATGGGAGTCCATAGAAATGGTTCGTAGGTATGCTCACCTTGCGCCTAATCATTTGACAGAGCATGCGAGGAAAATAGACGACATTTTTGGTGATAATGTCCCAAATATGTCCCACTCTGGAATTATGGAGGATATAAAGAAGGCGTAA